CCGTTCCACGCACTGATCGACAAAGAGATTCGCGTACCTTCCAAGTGGCGCGACCTGATCCACCCACATGACGACACGCGCGTCGAGGGAGACAACGATCTGTGAGAGTCCTGATTACCTGTTGTGGCCGTTCCGGGTCCGTGTTCACCTCGAAGTTGCTTCAGCGGTTGAAGATCCCCGTAGGCCACGAGGTTTCCGCGGAAGGCGGGTGCGTCGGCTACAACTGGCCGATCTGGTTGCACGAGAAGTACGACGCGATCCTGCACCAGATCCGTGAACCGTTGGCTTGCATCCGATCGCTGACGACAATCCGTACCGCGATCTTCAAGATGGTGGCGCGGAACGCGGGCGAGGTGGACAGGCCCAAGGGGATCACCGACGACGAATGGCTGATCGTGCGGGCAATGAACTACTACGTCCGCTGGAATCAGAAGTCCCGGGAAGCGGCAACGTGGTCCTACCGGGTGGAGTGCCTGAAGCGAAATGACCCGGTCTATCTGGAGTGGGGCCGGCGGTTGGATCTTCCGGAGGACGTTCTCAAAGCGGTTCACGGTCTGAGCAGGAACACCAATACCCGCAAGGACAAGCCCGATCAGTACACCTACCCGGAAGTGAATTGGGAGATCCTTCAAGGATTACACCCGCAATTGTTCGAAGAGGTCGCTATCATGGCCCAGGAACACGGTTATGAAACCAACGAGGTGACCCATGTCGGCTAGCCCCTCTCCCAGTCCCAGTCCATCACCGTCACCAAGCCCCTCGCCAGCACCGTCAACGGGATGTCTGTATCGTCCTTGGAACTTCCGCCGGTGGTTGTTCGGATCTATCCGGACCGGTCTGAACGCGGGCAAACGTCGATTCACAAGGAGTTAAGTCACCATGTCCACTGCATCTACTGACAACGTCCTCGATGGAGGTGCCGGCGATCAAAGCCAGCAGGATTCCGTTACGCTTCCCGCCGACGACTGGCGACAGCAGATCGATGAAGATATTCGATCCGAACCGTCGCTCGCGGACATCGGCAACATCAACGACCTCGCCAAGCGGATGATCCATTCCCAGCGGATGGTCGGGGCCGACAAGGTGGTCCTGCCCGGCAAGGACGCGACCGACGAGGACATTGCCGAGTTCTACACCAAGCTGGGCCGGCCCGAATCCGCGGATAAGTACGAACTGCCCCAGGACAACATGCCTGAGAACTGGGAACCGGATCAGACTAGGATCGACGCAATGTCCGCTGAGGCGCACCGGCTGGGTCTGACCGCCCAGCAGTTCGCCGGTCTTGTGCGGGCCGATGCTACGTTCCAGTCCGAGTTCATGGAACAGCACCAGGCGGGTCAGGAACAGTCGCGCGAGCAGGCTGAAGGTGCCATGAGGCGTGAGTACGGCAAGGCTTACGATCAGAACATCAAGATGGCGCAGGGTGTGATCCAGCAGTTCTTAGGCGAGGAAGCGGACAACGTCCTCCAGAAACTCAACGAGACGGGGATGGGCAACGATCCGTACCTGATCCGCCTGCTGGTCAACGTCGGCAAGGCGATCTCCCAGGACGAGGTCATCGGTGGGGGCGGCACCCGCCAGTACACCCCCTCCCCGGGCGATGCCAAGGCTGAGATCGACAAGCTGAACGGCGATTCCGAGTTCCGCGAAGCGTATACGGGCAAGCGGCATCCGGGGCATGCTGCTGCCCAGCAGAAGATGGCGGAACTGCATGAATTGGCTTATCCCGAAGAAGCTACTTGACATTGGGCCGACAGCTTTTCAAGATACTACATGTAGTGTGTCGGACACCCGGCAGGGCCGGCCCGACTGACCGCAGGAAAGACTGCCGCCGACACGGGCGTTAAGCGTCAGGTCCAGCCCGTACGGATGCGGACACCTGGAACCGCTTGATTGTGGTTCAAGAACAAGGTGTTTGCATCATGAGTATCAATATCACAACTGCCTTCGTTGAGCAGTACCGCAACAACATCGAGTTGCTGGTGCAGCAGTTGGCATCGCGTCTTCGCGGCAATGTGAGCGAAGAGACGGTGACCGGCAAGTCTGCATTCTTCGAGCAGGTCGGTGTCGTTGAGGCACAGGACGTCGTTTCCCGTCACTCCGACTCGCCCCTGGCGAACACGCCCCACGCCCGTAGGCGTGTGACGTTGGTCACCAAGGAAATCGGTGACCTGGTGGACGACGAAGACAAGGTCCGCATGCTGATCGATCCGACGTCCTCGTACGCACGGGTCCAGGCAGCAGCACTGGGACGCGCTATCGACAGCGCGATCATCACCGCGGCCACGGGTTCCGCCGACACGGGCGTGGACGGATCGACGTCCACCGCTCTGCCCACCGCTTCGAAGGTCGCGGTGGACTACGTCGAGTCGGGGTCCGCGGCCAACTCCGGCCTGACTGTCGCCAAACTACGGCAGGCGCGCCAGCAACTGGCTGAACAGGAAGCGATCACGCAGGGCCAGAAGGTCTGCATCGTGGTTGCCGCCCAGCAGGTTCACGATCTGTTGACCGACGAAGAGGTCACGTCGAGCGACTACAACACCGTCAAGGCACTGGTCAACGGCGAGATCAACACCTACATGGGGTTCGATTTCGTCCGCACCGAACTGACGGCGTTGAACACCAGCACCGATGTGCGAACGTGCTTCGCGTTCACCGATGACGGTCTGATGCTCGCCATCGGTCGCAACCCGACCGTGGAGATCGCACGCCGGCCCGACAAGCGTTTCTCGACCTACGTCTACAGCGCGATGGACATCGGTGCCACGCGGATGCAGGAAGAGAAGGTTGTTCAGATTCTCTGCGACGAGAGTCCGTAAGCCGAACTGACAACATGGGTGGGGCCGGTCACGTTGGCCGGCCCCACATCACCCCTGGACCGAGTACCGGCAAGATTAACTAGAGCGAAACCCAGCAACGGAGACGAACGATGGGTATCAAGAAGTCAGACGAAATCACGAACACCGAAGCATCACCGCAGGTGTTCAACAACGTCGCGGTCAGCGGTGGGCGCATTCGTGTCGCCACCGGTGCGATCGCGCTGGAAACTGGAGATCTGGACAACGACGACGAAATCCGTCTCGCCAAACTCCCCAGCAACGCCGTAATCCACAAGATCGGTTTCAAGAACGACGATCTGGATTCCTCTGCCACGCCCACCCTCGCAGCCAACGTCGGCGTTTTCGAAGCTGGCGGCACGGGGATCAAGGACGAGGATGCCTTCGCGACCGCGATCACGACCTTCCAGAGTGCGAATACCACCTGGCAGTACATCGAGAACGAGGCGAAGGACATCAACGAGGTCGGTCAGGCACTCTGGGAAGACGGCGCACTTTCCGCCGATCCCGGTGGTCTGCTCGAAGTCGGCATCAAGTTGTCCGCAGCCGCGGCAACCGCTGCCGCCGGCGACCTCTCGTACCTGATCGAGTACACCGTCGATTAAGACTGCGAAGCGGAAAGGTGACACCGCTGCCGGCGAGTGCTTTCACCGGCACTCGCCGGTTTTATTAGGAGTCGGCCATGGCATCCAGTCCTGTCGAACTGGCGAATCTTGCCCTGATCCAGGTGGGCGAGCAGACGATCAACGATTTGGAGCAGGATGCGGATCGGGCGCGGGCGATCAACGTGCTGTACTCCAACTCGCGTGATGCGGTCCTCGCTGCGCACAACTGGAACGAGGCGACCAAGCGCGATGCCCTGGCGAAACTGACCGACACCCCTTCGTGGGGTTTCACCGGTATGTTCCAGTTGCCGCCGGATTACCTGCGGTTCGTCAGGATCGAGGACATGCGGGATCAGTTCCAGATCGAAGGCGACAAGATCCTCGCCAACCTCGACACGATCAACCTGATCTATATCTTCCGGTTGGAGGATGTCACCCGGATGTCTCCCCTGCTGGAGCAGGCAATCGCGGCGCGTTTGGCTGCGGACATCGCGGTGACGATTCGCGGCGACGAGGGACAGGCGGAACGGTACTACAAACTGTTCGTTGACAAGTTGAATGAGGCGAGGTTTGTGGACGCGCTTCAGGGTCCGGTCCACACCTACGGCGGCACGACGTTCTTCGACGCACGATTCGTCGGCCCGACCGGATTTGCTGATTCGATCTTCAGACCGATTGCGAGTGGTTAATGCCGAAAACAACCTTCGTTCAGACCAACTTCACTGCCGGCGAGGTATCCCCGCGCCTGTACGGTCGCACCGATCTGACCAAGTACGGAAACGGCGTGGCGTTGCAGAAGAACTTCATCACCATGAAGCATGGTGGTGCGGTTCGCCGGCCCGGCACCAAGTTCGTTGCCGAGGTCAAGGACTCGACCAAGACCGTGAGGCTGATCCCGTTCCAGTTCTCCACCGTGCAGGCGTACGTTCTGGAGTTCGGGGAAGAGTACATCCGGTTCTACCGGGGCAACGGGCGGGTTGAGAGTCCGCCTGGTACGCCGGTCGAGGTTTCCAGCCCGTACCAGGAAGATGAACTCAAGGAGTTGAAGTACACCCAGTCCGCGGACATCCTGTTCATCACCCACGAGAACCACGAACCGATGGAGTTGCAGAGGACCAGCGACACCAGTTGGGCCTTGGTCGAGTACGACTACAAGGACGGTCCTTATCTCCCCACCAATACCGGCGTGACGACGTTGAACCCCAGTGCGACGACCGGGGCCGGCATCACGATCACCGCGTCGGCGGTGACCGACATCAACGACGGGGACGGGTTCAAGTCCACGGACGTGGGCCGGTTGGTGAGGATCGAGCATGGCGGCGAGTGGGGTTACGCCAAGATCACGGCGTTCACCGACACCACGCACGTCACCGCGGACGTCAAGGAAGATTTTGACGCAGCCACCGCGCAGACTTCGTGGCGATTGGGTGCGTGGTCGGACACCACCGGTTGGCCTGTGGTCTGCGAGTTCCATCACCAGCGACTCTGGTTTGCCGGCACGACCGACAAGCCGCAGACGTTGTGGGCATCCGTGGTGGGGGACTTCGAGAATTTCGAACCGACCGCGGCGGACGGGACCGTGGCGGACGACGACGGTCTGACGTACACGATTGACGACGATGAGGTCAACGCCGTGCGTTGGCTGGTCAGCGGGGTGCGCGGGTTGATGATCGGCACGGAAGATGCGGAGTTCATCGGGGCCGCGAGTTCCGCGTTTGATCCGATCACCCCGTCCAACTTCCGCACCAGCCGGCACTCGTTCCACGGATCTGATGCGAACGTCGGACCGCAGCCAGTGGGGATTGCGTTGCTGTTCTGCCAGCACTTCGCCCGCAAGGTGCGCGAGTTCGTGTACTCGTTCGACCAGGACCAGTTCGTCGCCCCGGATCTGACGATCCTGTCCGAACACATTACGCAGACCAAGATTATCGATTCGGCCTATCAGCAGGAACCGAACAGCGTCTACTGGGCGTTGCTGACGGACGGCACACTGATCGGATGCACTTACGAACGGGAACAAGAGGTCATCGCATGGCATCGTCATGTCATCGGCGGCAGAATCGTGGAGTAGAACCATGGCAGGATTTCTGTACAGAACAAACGGCGGCGAGGTGATGTCGGCCACGACGGACGACGTCCAGGGGCGACCGGATCCGACTCCCCGCCTCGCGTGGCTTCATGTCGAGCAGGCGGAATACGACGGGATCATGGCGAACGTGCAGGACGACGACCGGTTGATCGTCAGGAACG